GAACTGGTGCAGCAAAAGAAATAAGAGAAACTATCAAATATTTAAATGAAAAAAAATTAACACCAACACAAGAGCGCATAGGTATTAGTTATATTGAAAGAGAAGAAGATGCTAATCCTACAGACCCAGAAGGGCAAACTGCTTTATTTCAAATTTTTAGTGACGCTGGATATGCAGGTACGCAAGATGAATTCTTTACAGAATTTATGCCTGATGCAGACAGAACAGATATTGAATTTATTACACAAGGAATGGCTGGAGGTGGAGGATTTAATTTAGAAGAAGTTTCTAGTGATCCTTTTGCAGCTTTATCACAGATTGGTGGATTAATGGGAAACGCAGATGATGTGTTTAGTGCAGGTAGTGTTGATTCTGATGATGAAGAAGATTCAAATTATTTTAGTCTTTTTAATGAACCAGAAGATTCTTATAGTGATGCTGGGAGGGATTATATTAAAGAATATACTTCTTTCTTTAGTTCATAATGGCAGAAAAACATAAAAAAGCAGCTAAGGCTGCAAAGTTAAATAAAGACAAAATGGCTTGTAATAAGCCTAAAAAAACCCCTGGCCATAAAACTAAATCTCATGTCGTAAAAGCTTGTGAAAAAGGAAAAGAAAAAATTGTACGTTTCGGTCAACAGGGTGTAAAGGGCGCTGGCAAAAATCCGAAGACAGCCAAAGAGAAAGCACGTAAGAAGTCATATTATGCAAGACATAATGCTCAGGATAGCAAACCAAGCAAAATGAGTGCTCGGTATTGGAGTCATAAAGTCAAATGGTAACTGTACAAATAGAATTACCTCTTGAAGATGTAAGAGCATTATATGAAGCAGTTTGTGAAGCTTTAAAATATTGGCCAGGAGGTGAGCCAGAAGAACAAGAAAAATATCAACAACTAAAATTATTTTTATTTAGTATACTGTGTGAAGCTTCTTTAGATGTATGAACAAAGGTGGTGGCTACGTTGTCGGAAAGCCTAAAAAAACAAGGCAAGGAAAGGGAAAACATTCTCGTCCAAATCACGGACGCAAAAAACTCCGTGGACAAGGAAAATAATATATAGTATAAAGATATGCAAACCTCTAATGTATCTTTATCAAGATGCTATTTCTATAATTAAAGCCTTTGAAGGTTTTAACGAAAAAGCTTACCCAGACCCTATTACTGGAAGCGATCCATATACTTTTGGATATGGAACACAATTTTATCCAGATGGTTCTCAGGTTAAGCAAGGGCATTGTTGTACCAAAGAAAAAGCATTAGAGTATTTGCTTTATGAAGTAAATGTTATTGCAGAAGAAATCGATAAATTAAATCTTGAAATTGATCTTGATATGAAGCAAGGATTGATTTCTTTTATTCATTCAGTAGGCTGGGACTCTTTTTTATATAGTCCTATTATTGATTTATGTGAAAATGAAAACTATGCACAAGCTGCTCAAGAGTTTGGCAAATGGATTTTTAATGAAGAACATGAAGTAATTGGCGGTTTATTAGATAGAAGAAGACAAGAAGCTTGTTTGTTTTTAGATTTAGAAAATCTTCCTGGAGATTTATTGTTAAAAGCTTTTAGAAATTATTCAGCTTCTGCAGAACAAGTTGCTGCTATTAGGCAGCTTGAAACAGAAATAAACCCTTATGTTTTGTCAGAATTTGCTAATAAATTTAATGTTACATACAGTGGTGACTTTGATCTATCCGAAGAGGATTTACGTTTTATTTTTGAATTCCAAAAATAAATCTATACACTAGAATAAGTAGAGTAAAGGTTAATCGGATGGGTGACTCAACATCTACCAAAGAGTTTGAATTGCCATTACACCTGCAACTTGCCATGCGCAAAGCAGAATTAGAAGCACAAGAATTAACCTGGGACCAGCTTTATATTGCGTTGTTAAATTTATATCATCAACGTCTTTTGGAAATACAAGCTGTAAAAGACATGCTACAAGCTGAAAATATTGAGTTAGAGTTTGATATTCCAAGTGATATAGAGCTAGCACAGCTAGCCCTAACAATCATGGCTAACCAAGACGATGATGAAGAAGATGATGATTTAACACCTTTCTTTGGTTAAGTTATAAAGCTATTAATCTAGTTAAATACCACTGAGCTTTTTTCAGTGATTCAATACCCCCTTTATGCTTTTCGCGCCAAACATATTTTGCTACGTTACCTTTTAGGTAGCCTCTATATTCTTCTGGCGTTAGCTGTGCTTCGATGGCTTCAATACACTCAAGTCCTCCATCGTTGTAGTGAGAAGGGTGATTAACATTATCAACAAAAATTTCTTCGTGTTTTTTTACATAGTCATTCCATACTTTTTTGTCATACGTTATTTCATTTTCATCACCACTTGTATCAACAGCCCAAGGTACAGGACAGATACCTCCAGGGCAATCTAATACTTCTTCTTCTTCTGAAGTTACCGGTTCAAACCAGCCATCATCTTTCTTTGTTTCTTCTCGTCCATTTCCATTTCCTCCGGAGCGTAATCTCCCATATCCACCATTAACTGACGTGGTTGTGGCATGGCTCCCATCGCAATTCCCTGTTCCGCGCTCGGAATTGTTCCCGTTACTCCGCATCGATTTAGTTCCTCAGGATCAATAGCTAAGTTAGTACGAGGACGCATCTCTTGAGTTACTGCAAGTCCTCTATTGAATTGATCATACACTGGAACGTCATTATTTTCATTATCTAATTCTTGTCCAAAATCAGAAATTGTAACCATACGAGTTTTAAGCTCGTCATTGTCTTTAATAAAAGAGGATAAAAAATCCATGTCGTTTTATTCTCATTAGTTAAGTTCAATTATAATTCAACTATGATAACTTCTAAAAATAATAGTGGCAGCTAGCTCTGGTGGATTTGTTAATGATCTAACTCCTGAGCGAGCGTATGACGTAGATATTCGCCGTTTGGAAGATGACGAGAAACGTACTGCGTATGCTGGGGACATTCGCAACGAGCGACAGCAAGATCGTGTTGAAAAGTTTTTGAGAGCAAAGAAATCAGCCGGAAAGTTTCGGCAGAAGATGAATTACGATCAACCATTTACAGATAGGCAAGGACAAACACCAGCTTTTATTGAAGGAGACCCCTTTGGAAAAGCAGGCGCAACTAACTATGCAAATAAACCACAACCCTCAACAAATCGTTTGTACTATCCATACACAAGTTTTTCTTAAACCTTAGATAAGACTACTTCATACGGTTGTTTTTGATATTTTCCTTTACGCATTTGATAATCAACTTCGCAAGGTTCTCCTTGAAAGAATAACAACTGGCAAATTCCTTCGTTAGCGTAGATTTTATTAAACAAAGGAGTACAGTTGCTAATTTCTAATGTCAAATGACCTTCCCAACCAGCTTCTGCTGGTGTAATATTTGCCATAATTCCAGCTCTTGCATATGTACTTTTACCTACTGCAACTACGGTAACGTCGCGGGGTAAAGCCAAGCGTTCAACAGCAACGCCGAGGCAATAGCCAAAAGGAGGAATAATAAAATACTGTCCGTGGTCATCTTCATGGAGTTCAGTTTCTTTTAGGATTTCAGGATCAAAGTTTTTAGCATCACACATACCGTGCGGGACGCCACCAAATAACAAGCATTGATTAGGTGATAGCCGAATATCATAACCATAGGAACTAAGACCGTAGCTAAGAATAGGAACTTCATTTTCCTTATTAATTAAAGAAGGTTGGAAAGGAGTAATCATCCCTTCTTCTGCAAATACACGAATTTCTTTATCGCTTAAAACCGTCATAACTAGAACTCAGTTCAAATATTTTACACAATAATTCTGCCTTTTTCAGAATAAATATTAATAAATTCTTGAGTAGCTTCTTCTATATTGTTTCTTGGTTGCAGATAAACAACTAAGCTGCAGCCTGTATTTCTTGACAAAATTTTATCGTCAGCATAATAGTGACGAGTCAAGGTAGGTCGTGATTTTAAAATACAAACAGGGTAATCAAAAATATCCTGACAATACATTGTCATATCAATAAAGTTAGAAAAATATAAACCTTGTTCAATTTCTCCCGATAACCATTTACGTTTTAATGTTCTCCACCATAAAGCATGGCCTGAAGTTAATGTTGGAGATAATCCTCTCGTTATCTTCCAACGTTGGCTTTTCTTATGCCAAAAATAAGATTGGCTTGGAGGAAATAAATAAACATTACCAAACCATTTTTCTTCATTTAAGCCATCTTCTTTTGGAGTGTAGTAGTGTTTTGCTCCGACGTATTCGTTAGCAAATGCAGAGCTAGCTGGATCGAGGTCAATTTGACCCATAAGGAGATGGGCAGAGTCAACCAAATCACGGTTAGTAATCCATTCAAACTCTTCTGAGCGTACGTTACCTCGCTTAAGACCCATTACTCAGATTCTTTATTATAGTCAATATAAAAATAACGCATGCCCTGGTGATCGTTAAGAATGTAACCGGCACCTGCTGTAGGATCAATTTTTTGTACTGATTCTAAAATTCGTCTAAAAGATTCAGAAAGGTCTTCATTATTAGATGATTCTGCATCTTCCTTAGCACTATGTAATTCACTTAAAGTCAACCAAAACATTGTGCGTTCTGCGTTGTTTGGTTGAAAACACATTGCCCCTGGACCTTCTAGTTCCCAGAATTTTACATATTCTTTACCCATATCACCAAGAATTAACTTGATAGTGGCATCAGCATACTTAACGCTATTACCATCAAGATCTTTTCCACACAAAGCAGTAAGAAGTTTTTCGCGTCTATCCATTTTTTAAAAGTTTTTGTTTTTGAAGTATTGAAAGCATTTTAGGTAACGGCTGATAAATAACAACCATTTTTCCTAAGATACCACGTTTTTTTATTAGTTTTCCATTCTCATCTTTTACTTTATCGAACTCACCAGAACGAATTAAATACTCAGCCACACAACGTAAACGACGCTTTAAAGGAAGATCTGCATTTGGAAAACGACTACAAATAGTTTCTGGTTCCATATCTTGAAAGGCTAAACGCAATCGATTAGCTAATGTCATGCTGCTATTGGGATCTTCTAATTCAAAATCACGAATTGATTGAACATAACGGCGCATAATATTTTCATCAAAAGAACCTTGAGGAGGTAAAAATTTCTCTACTTGAGTAGCTAAACTTTTTGGTAAATTCTTTTGATAGTTATCAAAAGTAAGTTCAGCTATTTTTATTCCATCAAAACGATGCGTCATTTTAATCTTCTACATTAGGAACAGAAGGATCAGGTATATGATCTAAATTCCTGCGTGAATCACCGGAATATAAATCAACAGAATTAATAGGATCAAATGTTCTCAGATTAACATCTTCTCCTTTCCTATAAGAAAGAATAAGCTGATTCCAAGGAATACGAATCATTTTTTTATGTGTTCCAACAGGCATGACAATGTAATGAACGCCTTGCTGCCAACCAAAATCTTTTCTTTTTTTACCTTGCAAAATCCAATTTCGAATTGTTTGATCTGTTACATTTAAACGACGTGCACATTCTTCAGTAGAAATATATTCATCAGAATAAACCTCGGGTGATACTAGGTCAGTTTCTTCATTTTGGTATCGACTGTGCCACATTGAAGACAAAATGTTTCGAATTCCGCGTAATTCAGCGTTAATAGAATTCAATGCTTTAACGATTCCGCCTGTTTCAGTCTTGCTCATCGCAAAAGGTTTTGATTAATGCTACACTTTCAATGAACAATAACCCAGTACTAATGGAAGATCAAGTCCCTTCCAGCAAGCAATATGTAACTCCTGGGCAAATGCCGCAAGAAAATAATTATTTTACAGACCCAGCTGGACCACGCTATCAAAATCCAGCTGAATTTGATCAAGCAATGTATGAACAAGCTATGGCAGCACAAACTCCTCAGCCACAACAACCAGGAGTAAAATTTAATGTGCCTGACTTTGAGGCAATGAGAAAAGAGGCTTTACAACAAGCTATTCAGCAAGTTACTCAAACTCCTGCACCTCCTGCTCAAATGCAACAAGCAGTCCAGGAAGAACCTAAAATTGTTTATGTAAGAAGAAATTTAACATTAGCAGAAATTTTAGTTATTTTTGTTCTTGCTAGTGGCATCGTCTTAGGTGTACAAGGTATTTGGTCATTTGCAACAGATATTCTACCTCGAATTGAAATTCGCGATAAATAAGCAGTCCTATAATATCAGTTAGGATTTGACTTTATAAATAGGTGGCAAATAGAAAGATCTCACAATTTCCGACGATTGAATCGGTAGATATTGCCAATGCAGATCTTCTGACCCTGGTTCATGTCTTTGAAGTTGACCCTGCCTTAAGAAATAAAAAGATATCTTTTAGTGGTTTCAGAGACTATCTTGATCAATATTATATCAATGTAGGAGAAGATCCTACTTATAACAACATTACTATTACAGGTAATTTAGGTGTAAGTGGCAATACTAGTCTTAATAACCTTACAGTTAGTGGCGATTCAAATTTTCAAGCGGTTATTGTTGGTGGCGATTTAACGACCAGTGGAAGTTTTTCTGTAACAGGAACGATTACTGGCAGTCAAATTGAAGTCAATAATGTCATTGCAGATTTTATTGAAATTAGTTCAGGCAATTTTACGATTGCTACTGGCACAACAATAGATTTTGTTACAGGTTTCTTTGACACTATGTCAGGAGCAACCCTGACAGGAGAAAGTTTTGGCGTTGTTTCTGGAATTATTGTCGATGCTGATATTAACGATTTATATGCACAAGTAGCTCAAATAGATACTCTTAATGTAAACAATGCGACATTTACAGGAGTTTTAACTCATAGTGGCACTATTAATAGCAATGACATTAATGCAACAGGCACTATTTCTGGTGCGACGATTACAGGTGACATCGGAAAATATACGACACTTACAGGTCAAACAGCCGTATTTACAACACAAGTCTCTGGTACAACCATTACCGGTGACTCTGCTTTATTTGAAAGAACAACAGGAACATTTATTGATGTAACAAATTTATCGGGTACAACAATCACTGGTGACAATGGCCAGTTTTTAAATGTTACTGGTTTTAGTTCACA